CTCAGCACAGAGCTCATTCATGTTTGGGTATGCTGACAATAGTCCTATGTCAGTCCCATTCCAGTTTAATTATGGTAGAAAAATAACTGGACCTCTTAAATACAATGACAGTACCAATTCTGCCAGTAACAAAAATTTATTTTTAGTATTTCAAGCTGTTGCTTGTACTGGTCAAGACTGTTCAACATTGTCTATAGCTGAATATCATTACACGACTCGAGTGGAATATGAAGACTTCTAAGCCGTAGGCAACGCGAAGCGTTTGGGTCCGCCGGAAGGCCCTACCCTCTGTGGGAGGTCACGCCAGCATGAAAAACCGCAAGGCGAAGCCGAGGATTTTTTGTGCGGATGCGTAGGCCGGTTGTCGGAGACCGTTGGTCAGAAACCTGCCTGCCAGAGAGAAGTTGAGTATAGTATTACCTCAACTTCTGATCCAATTACTTCTGATCCAAAATAATATAAAGGAAAATCTTATTATATTATATAAAATGACAACCAAGTTTAGGGATTATTGCATCACCTGGAATAATTACACCGACGAAAATTATAACACCTTAAAGGGTTTGGATACTCAATACAAAATTATCGGCAAAGAGATTGGTGCGAGTGGTACGCCGCACCTACAAGCGTATATTTACTTCGCCAGTCAACGCTCATTTAAATCCATTCAAAAACAACTATTCGGCGCACACTTAGAGGCACGAATGGCAAAGAGTACGCCAGCGCAAGCTGCAACGTACTGTAAAAAAGATGGAGACTTTTTTGAAGATGGAGTCTGTCCTGAACAAGGCAAGCGTAATGATGTCGAGCTTGTTCGAGACCAATTGAAACAAGGGAATGGTATGCGTGGCGTCGTAAAAGTCGCAACGAACCTACAGTCTATAAAAATAGCTGAGTGCATTTTAAAATATGAAGAACCAAAACGTAATTGGAAACCCAAGGTAACTTGGTATTGGGGTTTGACCGGTACAGGCAAATCCAAATTAGCGCACGAGGTCTACGAGGGCAAAGACTTTTATCGAAAATCTTCTACCACTGAAAAATGGTTTGACGGTTATGACGCGCACCCATATGTCATCTTTGATGACTTTTTGTTCCCAGAGACCAAAAAAGAATATAATTACTGGCTCGACGTGTTTGACCGATATTCTTGCGTCGTCCAAACCAAAGGTGGTATCAGGCAATTCCTTGCCAAAGAGATAATTGTCACCTCATCCCAGTCTCCCCATAAAGCATTAAAAGAATTCCACCAGCATGGTGCTGAATTTCTTCGCCGTATTGATTCGATAATCGAATTCAAACTTCCAGATCCGGAAAAACCGATCGAAGAATAATTTATTATCTTTAGCAAAAAGATATTAAAGAATTAAAATATCAGGTATGTATATATGCCTGCATATGGAAAACGCACCAAGCGTACCGCGAAACCGCGTAGACGAGTTTCTCGAAAGCCTCGCACTGCTCGTAAGAGCATTACTAAGATTGTTAAATCTATAATCAGTCGTCAGGCTGAAAACAAAATTTGGGCTGATTACGGTGTAAATCAGAGCATAGTGTCAACTGCCTCATCAACGCCAACTTTTGAAAATCTGCTTCCCCTGTTAAGCCAAGGAACGAGCACAACCGGCCGAATTGGAAATGAGGTCCGTATTAAGAGCGGATATATTCGTGGTCACGTAAATATTCTGCCCTTTAGTGCCACAACTAATTCTACTCCGCTTCCGATCTATGTTAAAATGTGGGTCGTGTCGTCACGCACAATTAACACCCAAAATCTTGCTGCAACTTCTATTGCCACCGACTTTTTTGAGTCCGGTGGGTCTAACGCTGGTTTCCAGGGTAATATGTTGGACATAGACTTTTCTCCAAACAAGGATGTCTGGGTTATTCATTATACGAAAACTGTAAAGTTGGGCGGCTGCCCTAACTCAGCACAGAGCTCATTCATGTTTGGGTATGCTGACAATAGTCCTATGTCAGTCCCATTCCAGTTTAATTATGGTAGAAAAATAACTGGACCTCTTAAATACAATGACAGTACCAATTCT